AATTTATTCTGAGCCTAAATACTTTGAGCAAGAAGGAATTGTTAAACTGCAAAATGGTCCAGTGGTAAAACATGGTCGTGGTCAATTTGGAACAGAAGTTGTTGCACACTCTGCTGGAATATCTGACTATTGGAAATCAGACGACAACATAAAAGGATGCTACATGGCATCTGAATACCTGTTTGATAATAAAGAACTTCCAACAACATCAGTTGCTGCTGCTGGAAAAGTAACAGACACTGGGTCATCTTCTGATGCTCTTGCAAGAACATCTTCAAGAACTGGACTTATTAAAAACTTTCTTTCTACAACTCTTACTGGAGAAATAGGAACATCAACACAGCAACAGCCAGGCTCTATTCAGTCTTCTGCTCTGTCTTTAACTGGTCCGAATTTTACAACAAAAGAAAAGCCAAGAAACTTTTTATCATATGTCCATAAGTCATTAGAGAATAAAAAGTACAAACACTTTGGAACAAGAATGAGGATTGTTGGCAAAATAGAAAATAATCAAGACAGAGGCCAAACCTCAAACGGATCTTCTACTTACTTTGTTGTAAATGGTTCTACACCAGACAAAAATATAAATGTTTCTGGAGGTTCTGCTGGAATTGCGGTAATGCTAAACCCAACAACGAATGTTGGTTATTATTTTGAAATTGCAGCGTTGGGACTTGGAAAGTTGTCAAAAACAGAAAAAGAAAGTGTTAGCAACGTATTTTTTTATAAGGTAGAGTCTGACAACGGAACAGCGGTTCCAGTGAAACTGTGGGAAGGCCTAGGAGAAATTACGGTAGATGACGGAAGATTTACTGGACAGTCAAGAAGTTTTGCTGAAGAAAATCCAACGGTATATGATTTAGCAGTAGAATACGAAGACATAGGAAAAACAAGAAGATTTTATCTATATCTAAATGGAAGTCTTTTAGTATCCGTAGATGACAAAAATCCTCTGCCAGCCTATTCCAATATTGCATTATTTACAAGAGGATCTTCTAGAGCAATGTTTGAAAATGTGTATGCACTATGCAATAACTATTCTCAAAATACATCGTTTTCTTTAGGTGCCCCAGTAAACTCTGCTTTTGGAGATATTGAAATTGACGCAAATGAATCTTTTAGAAAGTATTCAATTAGTGGCTTAATACAAAATACATATTTAACTGGAATTGGTTCTTCTGAGCCACCAAAGTATGATATTTATTTTGAAGAGTTTGGAAGTATTATGAGAGAAGCAGCCGTGTTTAATTTTAAATATGACAAAGCGTATCCAGCCCTTAGCGCTAAAATTTCTCCAACATTTAATAAAATGAAGAGTTATGTTGTATCTGGGTTTAGAGCAGGATCATATGGAGCAGAGTTTCTTATATTTAATACAACAGATGCTCCAATTACTTTGGATGAAACAAGTGGTAACTATTTAAGAATTCAAGGAATTACTTTTACTCAGCAGTCTGAAAATAATCTTACGGTAGATGAATATTTTAATAAAAATACTCTTGTCTCTAATCCACAGTTTGTTGCAGATAAACTAATCTCTAATCCATATAAATTTAAACAAGACTATCAAGATATTAAACTTAGCAGAATGACACATGGTAAGCGAGACTTTGCTTTAGAAACTGTATATATTCAGTCACAAGATGAGGCTTCTAGTTTGATGAAATGGCTTGTTGAAAAAGTTACAAAACCAAGAAGATCCCTAGGAGTTAAAATATTTTCAATACCAACAATTCAACTTGGAGACATTGTTAGCGTAGACTATAAAGAAAACGATATAAGTATGGCATCAGATCCAAACAACAGGTTTGTTGTATATAATATTGAATTTTCAAGAAGTTCGGATGGACCAGAAATGACTTTGTTTTTAAGTGAGGTGGCCTAATGAATGTAGAAGGACTCAAATATCCGACATATCTTTCTTCTGTGGCTGCAATTCCCGAAGCATCTAAAAAAGAAACTGACGATTCGGTAAAAGTTGCAACGCTAGACTTAATATTAGAACAAGAAGACACAATGTCTATTGAAATAATGACAGACTTAATTTTTGAAGACATTGGTGGATATGAACTTGCAACAATATCAAGACACGATTTAGTCAATGGACAGAAAGTAATATATGCTCCAATCAAAAACCTTACAGACTTGTATTTGCAGTATAACCCAAACAATGTTTTAAGATTGCAATCGTCCGACTCCTACTTTAAATCTTTGGCCCTGTCTATTTTCAATCACCTTCCAGTGTGTGGCAACGGTTATGACCTTGTTGGAACAGATCCAGATCTAACAAAAAGAACAAAGGTCCCGAACTGCAAGTCAGTATATATAGATCCAATAACTGGAGACCTAGTAATTAATTTGGTTAATGTAAAAGAGGGTGAGCAAGCGGAGGTCGAAATATTGACCGCTGGAAACATTTTTGATGATACAATATACTATGGGAGCGTTTAATGATAACTAATACAGGGAAAAATCTTTTAGCAAAATATCTAGTAGGACAGACACCGTCTTATGCATCGCATATTGCGGTTGGATGCGGGGCTAACCCAGTAACTCCAGACCATACCTTTACCACAGAAGAATTAAATTCTATGAAAAATAAAGAATCTTTAAATTTTGAGATGTTTCGTGTTCCAATTATTTCAAGGGGATTTGTAAATGAAGAAGGACTGTCAAAGGTAGTGCTTACAGCAGAAATGCCTACAGAAGAAAGGTATGAAATTACTGAGGTAGGAATATTTTCTGCAGGATCTAACCCAGTTGCTGGATCATTTGATAGCAGAGTTGTTTATTCTTTTGCAGAAACAGACAACTGGCTATACAGTATTGACGGAGAGTCTCCTTTAGAAATACCCATACAATATGGCCCACTAGATGGAGACCAAAACAATGGAAACATAAATCAAGAATCAAAAGTTTTTTCTACAAATGCTGACAATAGAATTTTTACAGATGAGGATAGAGTTGCAAGAAACGAAAGATGTCGATTCTTAAATAATATTATTGCAATGCGAGGGGATACATCTACCCTTGAGTATAGTCCACAAAACTCTTTGTTTGCCCTAGTCGGTTCAGACTACATAACATTAGATCCGACCTCTGTAGATTTTACTAAAAACAGCCCGTCTGATGAATTAAGGCTTGCTTTTTCTGTTGTTAATAGAGTTACAAATCAAAATGCTGTTCCAGATAATGTTAAAATAATGTTAGAATTTTCTCATACTGGCGCAGGCGGTTTTACTCAGTATGCCAAGTTTGTTGTTGATATTGATGATGTGGGATATGAAGGTGGGTCTTCTGCAAACACTCATGATTTTACAAATAATAGATATATTGTAGTCAAGAAATCCTTTCAAGAGTTAGACAAAACTTTGGGCTTTAAATGGTCCAATGCTTCAACAGCAAAAATCTATGCTTATATTACTAAAGATGGCCTACCTTCAGATTCTTTTTATGTTTGCTTAGATGCCTTAAGAGTTGAAAACACAACATCTACAAACTCTTTATACGGACTAACTGGATATTCTGTAATTAAAAATATTAATGCTAGGCCAGTGATTAAGTCATCTAATACAACCAACTATATAGAGTTTAGATTTGTTCTGGATGTTTAAAAATGACAAATACACCAGACAAAGGAATTAAAAATGTAGTTGTTAAAAAAGAATCCCTGGGAAAAGTAACAGGATCTAATGCAACCGTTGTAAGATTTCGACTAGTATCAGAAGACAAAAATAGAAAATCTCCGTATTCTCAAATATTTGTTACAGAATCTGGAGAGGTCTTTATAGGTATTGGAGATATAAATGTTGTGGGAAATACCGTGTTTGTAAACTGGGCATCTGGAGATGTTTCTACACAAATAATGTATGATGTTTTTGTAGGGTTTGATTCTTCTGCACCAGCGTTTAAAGCAACAACTGGATCAACTAACTACTCATTCTTAAAAACTGGAACAACCTCTGTTAGAGTAAGAATCCAAGTATCTTCAATAAATCCAGCACTAAATGAAGATTTAAAGATTTACGACTCTGGAACGATTCCTCTGGTATAATTATATTATGGCAATTTTACCATTACCCGAAAGAGGACAGCCACTAGACGTAACCTATCTTTACCAGATAGTTAAGGCTATTAACGATCTCTCAACACAAGCATCAACATCTATATATAAGTATGTAACTGTAGACACGCCTAATGCAGGAAAGCAAAGCGTTAAAACCTCAGAAGCAAGAATTATTGGAGGTTATGTCCAGGTAACGTCTAGTTCTTCACAAACTGCTGGCTCCTCTCAACCCTTTTCTTATAATTTTCCAAGTGAATTTAAGTTTGCCCCAATTGTTACTGCAACACCAATAAACATTGGAAATACTGATGCTGGAAAAGATGTTACAGTAACCTTGTCAGCCATTACAACATCTGGAATTTCTGGAACAGTAAAGTTTAATGTTGGCGGAGATACTTCTATAGGAGTTAATCTAATAATAGTTGGAATTCCTAACTGATGATTTTTTGTAAAAAATGTAAAGGAAGAATGTTTCTTGATCGACAATATTCAGAAATCAATAATCTAGAAATATATTGTATGTCTTGTGGAGCAAGAGCATTTTTTCATCCACCTAGTAATTCTCAGGAGGGCAAGTGGCTATTAAAAAGGGAACAATTGAGAGCGAAGGCTACAATGTCCTCCCTGTAATTCCAGGGAATAAAAAAGTTTGGTTTTTAAATAAAGACCTAGTAAGAGTTCATCATCTTAACAAGTCTAATGGAATAATGTCTGTTTATAATATAACAAAAGATCAAATTGAAAGTTGTTTAATTAGTGATTTTAAAAATAAAAGAGAGCGAGCCTATACCGTAGGTCAGACTGCTGATTTAGTTAATCGTCATAAAAAATATATGCCATCATTAATGAAACGAGGAGTCATTCCATTTCCAACGGGATCTCAAAAAGGTGGAGCAAGAGGATTTCAAGTAAGATCGTACTACTCAGAATCCCAAGTAAAAGAGATTCGTGATATACTTGCTACACACCATATTGGCAGACCAAGAAAAGATAAATTAATTACTAATGATATTACGCCCAGTAAGCAAGAGTTGACACGCAGAATGGGCGATGGTATACTTACATATACGAGAACAGAAGATGGACGGTTTGTACCCATTTGGGGCGAATCTATTTAGCGAAGGGTATAGCATGGAAAATGAATCAACAAAGGTATCTGTAACACTGGGGTACACATTAAATCTAGGAAACTTTCAATCACTAAGACTTGACCTTGGAGTAGTTGACTCTAAGCGTGACGGAGAAAATACCGATCAGGCTTTTGAGCGTGTCTACAAGTTTGTTGAAGACAAATTAACTGCCAAGATTTTAGAAGCACAAACCGAGGCTGAAGAGAAGTAATGGCTGAACGCAAAGACCGTATGGCTTTGCTTTCAAGATACAGCAAGTATCATACCGCAAGGTACGAATCAAAGCCATCTCTGAACCTAAATGTAGAACAGTGGGCATCTGATGCTCTCATTGAGTCCTACACCTTGCCAGGATGTTACGATATACTTGAGTATTACTTTGCTGTTTCAGAAACCCCATCATGGAATTACTTTGCATATAATGCAGAAAAAATATTACAGGCAAAAAAAGATAGACTAAGGGATAGTCAAGAGAGAGCAGAGCGCAGACGTATGGCTAAGGAGTGGCTAAGTGAATAACACAGAGTCAAAATTAATCACTGCCGTTCTTCAAGACAAACATATTCATGTTCTGTTACAGGCCAATGTCGACAATCTTTTAAGAACTCACGGAGACATCTGGAACTTCATAAGACTTTATTTTGAAAACAATTCATCTCTTCCCCCAACAGACCTAGTAAGAGAAAAGTTTCGTGACTTTGATCCAGTGCCAGGTGTTGGGTCAACAAAGCATCACCTTGAAGAGTTGCAGGGAGAGTATCTACGGGACAGCCTAAAAGACATATTAAGGTCTGCTGCCACCGATGTTCAACAGGGTGAGGGTGGCAAGGCTTTAGAGGGTCTTATCACAAAGACCTCAGAACTAAAAAAGAATACTGCTGCTATTCGTGATATTGATGTAACAGATCTAGAGTCTGCGATTGCTTACTTTGAAAATGTAAAGAAGCAACAAGCCCTAGGACATGTTGGCATCAAGACTGGCTTGCCAGGATTTGACAACTACTTACCCTCTGGAATCATGCCAGGGCAGTTGGGAGTCTTCTTGGCATACCCAGGTATCGGAAAGTCGTGGTTGGCTCTCTATTTCGCTGTACAGGCCTGGAAACAGGGTCGTAGCCCACTGGTCATAAGCCTTGAAATGAGCGAAACGGAAGTCCGTAATCGTGTCTTTACTATCATGGGTGAGGGCCGTTGGTCACACAGAAAGTTGAGTAACGGAGAGATAGAGTTGGACATGCTTAAGGAATGGCATGAAAAAAACCTACAAGGCAAACCAGAGTTTCACATTATCTCAAACGATCAGGGTGGGGAAATCAACCCATCTGTTCTTCGTGGAAAGATTGACCAGTACAAGCCAGACTTTGTAATCGTTGACTACCTTCAGTTAATGGCACCTAATCAAAAGTCAGATAATGAAACGGTACGAATGAAGAACCTTTCACGAGAACTAAAACTAATGGCTATTGGTGAAGAGGTTCCTATTATTGCTATCTCTTCTGCTACCCCAGACGATGTCAACGACCTGTCTACGGTTCCTACTTTAGGTCAGACAGCATGGTCTAGACAGATTGCCTACGATGCTGACTGGGTACTTGCTTTAGGTCGTGGTGCCAATAGCGATATCATTGAGTGTGCCTTTAGAAAGAATCGTAATGGATTTATGGGAGACTTCCTGGTCCAATGCGATTTTGACAAGGGATAC